TCTACATACGTTGGTTTAAGTCGCACGTTTTGACTGCAAATATTGGTTTTTAGTTTTAAGAGTCTCCAACCTCCCGGGCACCCGGGTAACCGCTCTATGACTGGCACCGCATAGGAGGATCGAACTCCTGTTGCCGAGATGAAAACCCGGTGTCCTAACCACTAGACGAATGCGGCAAAATTGAGCAGGCAGTACACCTAGGGATAGACCCAATTTACGAAATACCACTCGGGCCTGCTCTAAAACGGAGAGGGTTCTTATGTTTCATTCTCCTTGCTACTATTATACTAAAATCGTATAATACTGTCAACCATTAAGCAACTTCTAACATTGACAAAGGAACATTATAACGACCCTCTGGCAAAGTAACTATTGCTTTCTTGATGTTTACTTTTTCAACAATACCCAAAGTACGTTTAGTTTTTTGAACTACATACACTTTGTCACCTACGTTGATAGAAGCCTTAGCCTGAAGTGTCATTGTGCTTCTAGTAAAGTCAATTAGTGAAGTCAACTCATCGTGAGTGAATCCACCTCTTGCAATTTCTTGTTTGATTTGATTTAAATTCATTAATTACTCCTACTTAATTAAACTATACATATATTATACTAAATTAAGTAGGTAGTGTCAACCGAATTAGTGGCGGTCCGACGGGGAATCGAACCCCGAACGCCGCCGTGACAGGGCGGAATTATAACCGTTTAACTACCGGACCGGTTAATGGTGGAGCCACGGGGATTCGAACCCCGGACCTTCTGGTTGCAAACCAGACGTTCTCCCAACTGAACTATGGCCCCTTAGATTTATTTGATTGCTGTATAACTATTAATTTTTTTAGCAACTCTGGCAGAGTTCTTAGCAATATTCTTGCTAATTTGTTCTGCATTCTTTCTAATGTTAGCACTTATTTCTTGTGCATTTTTCATTACATTGTCACCAACATTGTTCCAATTAAATGAAGTGTCTGCTTTCTTTTTGCTTACTCTCTTCTTTGTTGTCTTTACTGTTGTTGTTTTTGCCTTTGGCATAATGTGTCCTCTTAATGGTGCTGAAGGAGGGAATCGAACCCCCAACCTACTGATTACAAATCAGTTGCTCTACCGTTGAGCCACTTCAGCACTACTAGATTATTTATAAATTAAAATATTACAGGCTAAATATTATGGTATGAAGATATCAACACTTAGGGCAAACTTTAAATTTCCAAGAGGCTTTGTATTTTGTCGTAAAACTCATAAAATATATCTACCATTTGAAAGAGTAGGATCAAAGTTTGCTTTTCCTAAATTTGAAGAAATGTTTGAAGCACCTTGGAGTATGAATGATTATTACGATGAAAATCATTTGAATGCTAGGTGGGATATATTACTAAAGGGATTAGATGATATAGATGTTTATCCTGTAATGCTTACAAGATGTCCATACGAAAGATTTATTAGTGCATTTGAAGTTATAGTTTTAAAGGATCAGCATTGGCCCGAGAATTTATTTGATTTTAAAATTAGAAGACTCTATAATTTAAAACCATACCTTAACCTTGTGCCTTCTAATACTGAAAAAATCCTAGAAGCATTTGATTTGTTTACTAAAATTATATGCGAACATCAAATTGACTACAGTTTCACAAATCCTATAACAGAAAATTTTAAAGACCTCAATTTATTAAGTGAAATTCTAGTAATTGATTTATACAAATTTACAGAAACATCACACAATAAAACATATACCAAAGAAAAAATGTCTAAGATAACAAAGCAAGAATACTTTGCAAATCCTTTAACTAGAGAAATATTTTACAATAGATTTAAAGAAGACATAACTAGGTTTGGCTACAGTCTATAACACAGTTATAAAGCAAATTTAAGATAAATATTACTGTAACTACTTAGGAGTAACAGTAACAAATGGCTAATAAAACACCATACGAAATTAGGTTAGAACTAATTCAAGAAGCAAGATTAATTTTACAAGCACAAAGTTCAAAACCTGAATTTATGCCTTCGACTGAAGATGTTGTTGCTGAAGCAGAAAAACTTAACGAGTTTGTTTCTAAAAAACCAGACGTTAGATAATATCCTTTTTATTCTTTGCCTTTCGAGGAATCACCTTAGATTTATCTTTTTGAACTTTATGTCCATACGGAGTGTCGTGAGTAAACAACTCACGGTGTGCTCTAGACTTGGGTACTGACTTTTTCTTTTTCATAACGGTATTTATTATACAGAAATAATTAGACTTGTCAAGAACAATAGTCCACTAATTGCACCTAAAAATAAAAGTGCTACAAGGAATGCAAATAGAATTATTCGAGAGGGTGTTATTTTGAAAGGCTCGCCTGCTTTGCCTACGCCTATTACAGCCTTAAATGCTTCAACAATCAAAACCAAATACTGTTTAACCAGAACACAGCCAACATCATACCAAATGCACCTATCTGAACTATTGCTGGTATAACAACAAACATCTTCATAACATCGAAGTCGCCTGTCATAAAAAAGTCTTCACCGTTTTGCCAGTTGTGAACTTCTTCTGGTGTTGCTTCTGTATAGTTTTTAACTTCTTTCATTATTATCTCTGTGGATGCCAGGGTTGTATCCAGTATTTAAAAAATACTCTTAGTAGTTTTTGCATTACATTTTCTCCTCTTGTACATAATATATTGTATTGATATCTCTTAATCCGCGAAGAACACCTGCTATGTTATCAGTTTGCGTTGCAAAAAGTAATAATACATAGCAAGCCAAGTTCTTCATACCTGCGGTACAACTCCACCGACTGCCAATAAAAAGATAGATACAAGGGTCACTAATTCGATTGAATCACGTATAGATGTTGTTGTTACTGTTTTTAATTGTTTTTTTACTAACTCTGTCATTTGTTTCTCATTGTTGCCCAAATCAAAACACTGACATTCTACCGAGTAGTAGTCTGAAAAATTGTATCTTGTAAGGGAAATACTATATTACAATAACTTATAATGTAATATTAATTGTATTTATAAAATGTTTTAAGATAAGGCCCGTATTTAGGCAGTTTTTGATATCTGTATATCTGATAGGTTATTGCAATAGTCAAATGGACAAACCGTTCCACTTGGTTCAGGCATTTCAAAAGTGTCATTGTAAACATTTCCATAATCTTTTGCACCACACCAACTGCTTTTGACATCACCTTTCATATCAATATTGAACTTTTCCATTCCAATACTACACTTCATACCTTTAAAGGTATTCAGTTTGTCATTTACTATTTGATCCAACTCATAGTATAAGGTTTTGTCATCGTATTCAAATGTTATTAACCAATCACTTGGGTGTGGTTTAGGTGGAGGTGGAGCATTGGGGTCTGGTGGTGGAGCATCTGGATTCTCTAACCAACTTTGCTTTTGCATTATAAACAATTCGTCACTGGTATAATCATAAAAGTTCTGCCCCATTCTAGCATTTCTATTGTTTAATTCTTTTACCAGCATAGTTTTAACATTGATGTTTACATTCCAATAGTCTTGCGTACTTCCTTGTTTAAAACAATCTCGTATCAAATAACTTATTCTATCGCACTCGTGTACTTTGCCTTCTACTCCTGCTAAATGAAAACTACAATATATTGAATCTTTTATTTCCTCAACTACTTCTATCATATGATTGTAGTCCAGACTATCTATGTGGTAACTGTAAACTATTTCATCTATTAAATGTTTTGCTTCATTCCACCATCTAACTGTTCTACTACCATTAGTAAACATAAATGTTGTAACGTTGTTGTAGTTTGTTTTAATATGGGATAGCAGTTCAAGTATACCAGGCATTACTGTTACTTCACCGCCTATGAACTCTATAGTTATATGGTCTTTATGTTCTGCAAAGACAGGCAAGAACTTGTCAACTGCATCGATATATTCTTGTATTGGTCTCCAAGGATAGGAACCATTATGCAATTCGCTAGGACAATATTCGCAACTAAAGTTACAACTGTTGCCCAAACTCCATTGAATTCGAATTGTGTGACTTGCGTCTTTACCTAGAGGACTTACTACCCTTTTAAGAATAGACACATCTGCTTAAGGCTTCTGTTCCGCCGAATAAGTAAATGCGTGGAAGTTCCTTTCACTAAATGTACCATCACCGTTATCAACTGTGTAGACTTCCTGAGCATTAATAACGTTTGAACTATTAACCTCAGAAACAAATATACCAATGTTAAAGTGTCTTGGGTAAGCAACACCATTTGCATCTGTACCAATTAGTACAAAGTTATAAAGTGTATCTGCACTTATGCCTGACATTGAAGTTGAGTCTGCTGTAATTCTGTTGTTTGCACCATCAAGTGTAAAGATGCTTGGTAAACTAGCATAACTGGCTGATGTTATAGTAACACCTGATCCAATATCTAAATCAATACTAACTGAATCTGTCTTTAAGAAGTTACCTAAAGATCCTGCAGGACTATTCCATACAGTTGCATAGTAACTATTTTCTAAATACACAATGTTATTAGGTGTAGTACTATATGTAGATTCATCTCTGAATAGCATACCTGTTAGTGATTGTGAAACTAAGTAGTTTTTAATACTTTCTGAATCAAGTGTGCCATTCGAACTATTTTTTTCAATGGCTATAGCCGCCGCACCTGCTACAATGGCACAAGAACAACTTGTTCCACTTGATAGTCTATAGTCAGATGTAGTATTGTGTGTGGCAACTGTTACATTAACACCTGGAGCAAATAAATCTAATTGCTCACCATATGGGTTAAGTCCTGTTCCAGTTGAATCTGATCCTGGAGGAAAGTTAGTGAAAGATGTCATAGCATCTGTTTGGTCACTTGCGCCTACAGTAATAATAGTATCTAAACCTGCTGGGGAGAAGTCGTTTATGTCTTGTCCGTGGTTTCCAGCCGCCGCAACTATAACTGTGTTTTTATTTGTTCTTAACCATTCGCACACATAATCAATTACGGGGGATTTGTTTGTGTACCAAGGTGTACAAATTACCTGGGGCAATGTTCTGTATCTGAACATTTCGTTGTTCAAAGAAACGTTTGAAAATCTAATAGTATTATCTGTAGTTGATAAGGCGTCCCACTCATTTTCAATATAAATAATTCTGCCTATTCTGTATGCTTCAATCTCATTAAAGCCTTCAACTATGTCTTTAAGGTCACCAATACCGTCTGCATCGTGAATCTTACAGTTATGTAAGTGTGCATCTCTGGCAACACCTACTGTCTCTCCAACAATCAAACTAGCCATTGCAGTACCGTGTCCTGTTGCGTCTTGATAGTCGCCAGTTAATGTTGTGTGAACATTTTTAATTGTTGCATTAGCAAATTCGTCGTGGTCAGCATCGATACCGCCATCCATTAAATATACGTTTACGCCATCACCTGAATAGGTTGCGTCAAATTCTGTTCTTAAAGGTAAATTTCTAGTTACCAATCTTTGCAAATGCCAGTGACTTGTTGTTTCACTTGTTACAAATGAGTTTGCTGAAGTACCTTCTTTAAAATCAAATCCAGTTAAACTATCTATACTATCAACATTGGCTGATGGAACATCAACTAATAGTAAGGATTTATTGTCTTCTGTCAGTTCATTATATCTTTTTGAGACTGTACCACCCAGTCCCGTGATTGCCGTATTGGCAGTATCGCCTGCCTGGTCAATTTTAACTATGAATTCTGCCATTCTTTTTCCCCGAGTTGTTTATATTCGTTTATAATATCTATTTCAAGTACAGGAATAGATATTATCTTTTCAAGATGTTTTCTAAATCTATTGTCAAAAACATCGTGTTGTTCATTATATTTATCTACATAGTAACGTTTTACTCCTTCGAAGCCGGTATATTTGTTGCTTTTAGGAACTACATCAAACCCTCCTGCAGAGTAATAATGCTGTCTTTGTAAGTAAAACATCTGCATTTGTAGGTAGTTTCCAGTTTTATTACTTTTTAATATATTGTAAACTGCATCATTTAATTCCACAGTATTTATGGATTTGTCTACTATCTCATCATTTAGTGTATTAACGTCAACCCTAGTTTTTTCATACAAGTCTCTGTACTTTAATAATGTTTTATCTACATTAGATAAATGTGTTTGTTTAATTGTTTTGTAAGTGCATAATGCTAAAGATGTGTTATAATAATGCAAGTTTCCTAAATCACAACCTTTATCACTAAAGAATAAATCATACACCATAGAATTGTTTTCTGGTACAAGTAATGGTTTTTCACTAAATTTACCTTGTTGACTCATTATTGGTGTAAAAAAGTTTCCTCCTATTGCTAAATCCTCTCCTATTATATCAAATAATTTTAAATGTAAACATAATTGAGGACTAGTACATTTGTAAGCCGTTCCATAACTAATAAACTCACCGCTATCAAAAAAGTTAGCAAAGTTTATATCAATATATTGATATGGTATGTCTAACTCTTCGCAAGTTTGTACGGCATATTGTATATCATAATCATTATAACATATACCGTTGTCCATCCATCTGCCTATCAAACATTTAACTTTTTTGTGTTTGTGAAATAGTCTAAGCATTATATCACTGTCTAGTCCACCACTACAACATAATGTAATATTTTTATGACCACTAGTTGCTTCTAGTATATTGTCACTCCAACTTAAATCGTTAATTGTTTTATCTTTGAAATTATACATTACTCTATTTGTAATGTTATCTATCAGTATTGTTTTATCTTGATAATCTCGTTGTTCCATATTATGCCAATCCGGCAAATACGTTAAATGAACCGCTCATAATAGGATGACCACACGATGTAAGGTCTCCCATTCGTGCTACAGGTCTACCATTAAAAAGCACAGCCATAGGTGGTGAAAATGCACCTGTTACAATTTTACTTACTGCACAGGTTGGAACGTCTGGGGCCGGTGGATGAGGTGCTATTGAATCTCCTAGTAATGCGGCTGGTAAACCGTTTACTAGCACAGGACCAAACGGAAGTACTGAGCCTGGGCCTAATATAGGTCCAATTGCCATATCTATTCCAATTCTTGCTACTGGTCTCATACAAGTATTTATCTATTGTAAATACTAGCCTGTTAAGATTTGTTTGTCAGGTGAGGAAGGTCTAATAATATTTGATGTACTTTGCTGATATGCATCTGCAACTTCAGAATCTGTTTCAACTAATGCCAAGACACTATTAATATTAATTGTTGTAGGACCAGGCTTACAACTAAAGATCCAAGGAACTAATCCAACTCCGCCTTGTGGTGTAGGACTAAGTGCTAATGGTTTATCGATTGATAAAGAAGTATCATCAGCCTCTTGAAAACTAGCAACGACTTCTTCGCCACTTGCTAATTTAATTGTTATGGTATCGTGTTTTGTTAATTTGTCTAGTATTGCTTTCATACAACTACTTATGTTGTATTATAAGTTGAAGCCTTTGAAAGTGGTGTCGTCAACGTCTTGCTTAGTGCCGCCAATTACATAACTACTGATTTCTGTTTCTTGAGGTGCTACTTGTACACTACCACCGGTTATCCAAGATTGAGTCCAAGGTAAAGGATTTGTTCCTGTGCTGTATGGAGTATCTAAGCCTACTGCTCTCATTCTTTTACCAGCAATAAACTCTACATACTGCTTTAACAGTTCTGCATTAAGTCCAATAATACTTCCATCTTTGAACAAATAGTCTGCCCATTTCTTTTCTTGTTCAACAGCATCAAAGAACATCTGTCTGCATTCTTCTATAGATTCTTTGGCAATTTTTTCAAAGTCTTTGTCTTCACGTGGAAGAAGTTTTAGCATTTGTTGGGTGCTAGCCAAGTGAACGTTTTCATCTCTAGCAATAAATTTAATAATTTTTGCATTACCTTCCATTCTTTTGAGTTCAGCAAATGCCCAACTACAAGCAAATGAAACATAAAAACGTACACCTTCTAATATGTTTACACTCATTAAGCATTTCCAAATACGTCTTTTATGCTCATACTCGTCATACTTTTTACTACCTTGTTCTCTAAGTCTATTGTATTCTATCAGTTTATCATAGTTTTCTGTAATACTATCTGCACAATCACATATCTCTTTGATATCTAACATCTCATCAAAAACTTTGCTTGGGTCAGGATATACGTTTCTGATAATATGTGTATAACTTCTACTGTGAATAGTTTCACTGAATGCCCAAGTTTCAATCCAGGTCTCTAATTCTGGAATACTAACAATAGGCAAAAAAGCAAGATTAGGTGAACGACCTTGTACACTATCTAATAGTATTTGCCTTTTTAAGTTACTGGTAAAAATATGTTGCTCAAAGTCTGTTAGGTCTTTGAAGTCTTTACTGTCCTTGGTAATATCTACTTCTTCTGGACGCCAAAAAAAACCTAACTGCTTATCTGTTAAGTTATCAAACTGTTTGTACTTTAATGTATCAAACCTTTGCATTCCAAGTCCACCATTGGTGTCTAAAAACATCTTAGCCTTTGTGTGGTCTGATTTATTTTTTACGTCTAATACACTCATTTAAATTTTACAACTCTCGCAATCTTCGTCATCTAGTTCGCCTGCCTCTAAGTCAGGTAGTTTGTCATCTTTGTTAATATCTATCTCACCTTGTCCATCGTATGTGTTATTGTAATATAACTGTTTACCGCCATACTTATAAAACATTAGAAGATCCTGAATCAGCACACTCATTGGTACTTTTTCGTCTTCATAGTGTTCAGGATTGTAAGAAGTATTTACCGAAATCCCTTGGTCAATGTACTTTTGAAGTACTGCCATTATTTTTAAATAGCCTTGTGGTGACTTTTGATCCCACAGTAGATCATATTTGTTTTTATAATATGGAAAGCCTGGTACAACTTGTTTTAGTACACCGTGTTTACTTTGTTTAATGCTGATGTAACCACGTGGTGGCTCGATTCCATTCGTGCTGTTACTTATCTGTGCAGACGTTTCTGCTGGCATTAATGCCATTAATGTACTGTTTCTTATACCATGTTCTTTCAAATTCTTTCTAAGTTCTTTCCAATTTTGTCTTTCTTTGTGCTTAACAAGTTCGTCTAAATCTTTTTTGTATGTTTGGTTGGGTGTTATACCTAAACCGTATTTTGTTTCGTTGGTTCCTGGACAAGCACCTTTTTCCATTGCTAGTTTGTTACTTGCTTTAATCAAACTGTAACTCCATGCTTCTGCCCACTCGTCAATTAATTCTAAATTAGGCTCTTGATATGTCATGCCATGTTTTGCCATCCAATATGCTAAATTAATTATACCTATGCCTAGTGGACGTCTTTTCATTGTGCTGAGTTCTGCGGCTAGTACTGGGTACTTTTGATAGTCTAGCAGTTCATCTAAACCTCTTACAGCCAACTTACATACTTTATTCATTTCTTCAAAGTCTTTGATCACACCCCAATTTACTGCACTTAAAGTACACAGACTAATTTCTCCATCTGGATCATTAATATGTGTTAATGGCTTTGTGGGTAAATCAATTTCGCAACACAAATTACTTTGTTTAATAGGTGCAACACTTTCAATAAATGCACCATGTGTGTTAGCATGATCAACGTTCATCAAGTAAATTCTACCTGTGTCTTTACGTTCTTGTACAAACGCAGAAAACAATTCAATAGCAGGAATAGTCTTTTTCCTAATACTTGTTTTACGTTCTGCCGCTTCATATAATTCTTTAAATTTGTCTTGGTCTGCAAAAAAGGCATCATATAAACCAGGTACATCCTTAGGTGAGAACAATGTGATGTTGCCACCGCTGATGAGCCTTTCATACATAAGTTTGTTAAACTGTACACCATAGTCCATATGACGTACACGATTGTCTTCTGTG